ACCGCAAGGAACATTAGCTAAATATATTCTTTCGCAAAGGATTCCAAGAAAGAAAGAATTGAATATAATATATAAAACAACTAAGGGATTAGTGACACCCAACGATTTTTATTTGGAGTAAATATGAGCTACGAAGTAAACATGACAGACATTTTGGATTTAAAAGAATACGCTGATAATCCAAGAATAAATAAAGAATCAGTAGAAAAGGTAGTAATGAGCATTAAAGAAGTAGGTTGGAAAGTGCCTATTATTGTAGATGAGGACAATGTGATATTAGCAGGTCATACAAGGCTCAAAGCTGCACAGTTACTACAATTAGACAAAGTGCCTGTACATATTGCAAAAGACCTCACAGAACAGCAGAAAACAGCGTTCAGGATTATGGACAATAAAAGTCAGGACTTTTCACAATGGGATAATGAATTATTAGCAGGAGAGTTTGCAAAATTGGCAGACTCAGATTATGACTTAGACCTTACTGGATTCAATTTTGATGAAATAGAAAAAATGACAGCTTCAATGTTAGAGTTTGACGAACCAGAAACTATAGTCACTGAGGATAACTTTGAAGATTTCGGAGAGGTGCAGACCAGTAATGTGCGTATGGTAAATATATTTTTAAATAGTGAAACTGAACCTAAGTTCCAAGAAATGATTGCAAACCTTAAAGAGAAATGGCAAAAAGAAAACCTTACAGATACAGTATTTGAAGCTGTAGAAAGGAGTTTCAAAAATGAAAGTCTATAATCTAAAGGCACATTGTTCTAAAGAAGAAATTGCTAAAAGAAAAGGTGATTGGGTAGATGAAAACGATTATGACTTAGTTATCAGAGATGATTGCGATGCATACGACGAAGAAGGCAATCCGCTATTCTTTTTTAGAAAAAACAAAATACCTACAGAACTATGCAAACAAGCATATACCACTCTAAGAAGTGCAGCAGCACCTACTAACAATAGAGGAGCAGCAGGTGGGATTATTAGCGATGATACAAAAGATGATTGGGATATAGGCGACCTACAAAAAATAAGATTCAAAGGTGTTAGAAAAGACGGAATACTAAGCAATACATCTAGAGCAAATACAGTAAATTCAGGGATTGTAGGTTATTTTGATAGGGGTGCAAGATTTCCTTATTGTAGGCAAACTACATGGTACGAGAAAAACTTTAAACAATTCGCTGATGCATACCCTTACATAAAATGTATTAACAACTTATTTGAAGAAGCCTGTCCAGAAAAATATAATAATCAAAAGGAAATGGCTGATAAAACAGAAAAAGACTTTATGATAAAAGATACTGTTTTCACAACAATTACTGTCAATAAAAACTTTAGAACTGCTTTACACACTGACGCAGGTGATTTGAAAGAGGGTTTAGGGAATTTAGCTGTATTACAAGCAGGTAAATACGAAGGCGGATATACAGTTATCCCTAGATTTAGGGTAGCGTTTGACGTAAGAAGCGGTGATGTGTGTTTTTTTAATGTGCATGAGTACCACGCAAATACAGAAATCAAAGCAAAATTAGCATATGAAAGGATTAGCATAGTCTGTTACTACAGAAAAAAAATGCACCATTGTTTAGATGCAGAAGCAGAAATAGAAAGAGCCAAAGCGAGGACTAAAGGCGAGAAACTGAGTTAATGTGTGCGATATTAGGTATACAAAGTAAAGAAATTGTAGATATGCAACTCTTTAGAGAGATGTTAAGTCAATCTATGATTAGAGGTAAACATGCTACAGGCATCGCATGGATTGAAAATGACAATATCAAAACTTATGTTATGCCTGAAACTGCAGAAGATTTCACTCTGCCTGATATAGAGACTAATACGATTATAGGGCATTGTCGGTACAGCACATCTGATTTGGAGTACAACCAACCAGTGTTTAGTGACAAAGTAGCAGTAGCACACAATGGAGTAATAACTCAAGCAGACCCAGAGACTTGGGAAGAAACTTACAATCTTAAATTCACAACAAAATGCGACAGTGAAATTATATTAAGGACATGGGAGAATCAAAGTCACCCACTGAAACTACATGGCTCAATGGCAACTCTTTTAATAGACACTAGACAACAAAACGCACTACATTTTTTTAGAAATGAACAAAGACCTTTATATTACGCAGCTACAGAAAATACATTTTTTATTGCTAGCACTAAAGATATATTGCTGAGGTCAGGCATTGCAGAATGCGAAAAAACAGAGCCTTGCGTAGACTACACAATAATCAATAACAAAATGCGTAAATCTTTGATTAGAGAAGTGATTGAGGACTTACAGTGATTAAATTTGTAAAAGAAAAAGTAGTGCAAGATATTATAAATAACGCACCAAAAGGTAAGAACACTAAATTTTTAAAAGCTAGTCATAGTCTTTGGACTAGATTTCAAAACTATAACAAACACTTACCTGCAGTATTGTATGTAGAAAATGAGCCTGTAGCAGCCATATTCGCAACGTGCAGCGACAAATCTAAATATATAAACTTGTATGAGATTGTCACCATACAAGGGCAAGAACGCAAAGGCTATGCGAGACAGATATGGTCTGAGTTTGTAGCGTATTGGCATCAGCAAGGCATGGAAAGGATTAAACTTTCATGTACTCCTGATAGCATAGGATTTCATAAGAAAAATGGTTTAGTATTTTGGTCAGTAGATAAACAAGGCAGCTTACGTTCAGACCAACCACTTATGCCTAGTATTGATGCACAAATTGCATTGAGAGAAAGAGCATTGCGTGACCCAAGTTTAGTTATGCCTGAAACAAAAGTATGTGAAAAATTAAAAACAGAAGATTTAGAATACTTACATTTATCAGAGAAAAAACTAATACAGACATACGAAGCAATACTATCTGTAGAAGATTACTGGCTAAGAAAATCCTTAAATGCTTGACTACAGGCTTAAAGAAAACAGGAAAGAAGCCTTTATAGAATGGTGTGAATGGTCATTAACCAATAAAGATTGTGACCCTGCATTATGGCTCTTAAATTATTTGTTTGATAGATTTGAACACAACATAGAACAGAAATATTGGATTAGTTGGATATATGGTACAACTTATCATTTACCGACTACATGGATAATTTGGAATGAGTTTCCAGACTTTGAATTAGTAGACCAAAAAAGATTACAAGATTGGAATGATAACAACTATGCAAGATTACGCTATCAGACTGATACTAAATGGAATAAAGGGCATTTACCACAACAGTTTGCTAGCTATAAGCGGTGGATTATGCACGAGAACGAGGAAAAAACACAAAGACATAGATTTGCTAATTTATTGCGTAGGAATTCTTTTGAATTTATTTGGAATAGTGTTGAGAAAAATTTACACAAATTTGGCAGATACTCTACTTGGTATTACTTACAAACATTAAAGGATTGCGTTGGCTTAGACTTAGTACCAAACAATTTAAAATTAGCAGATTATAGCGGTAGTCGTTCACATAGGAATGGATTGTGTTTTGCATTAGGACATGATGATTGGATAAATCAAAAACTACATGTGTCCTGCATTCAATATCTTGAGCAACAGGCGGCAGAAATCCAAAAAGGATTGTCTGTAGACATGGATTTATACCAGATGGAAACGCTTTTATGTAGTTTTAAGAAGGTTTTTAGAAAGAAACAAGGCAGATACTTGGGATATTATCTTGATAGACAAGCAGAAGAAATAAAAAAAGTTGAAGCAGACAATTGGCATGGAATAGATTGGCAAGTCTTTTGGGATGCGAGAACAGAGACATTGCCTAGTAAATTGCACGAAAGTAAAACAATTAGAAAAGATTTATATAGTGTCTTTTTAGACACAGGTACTTTGGAGTATAAAACCTTATGAAATGCGTAGCTATAGGCGGTGTTCCTGCAAGTGGTAAAACTACATTAATGCGCTGTATTCTTAGTGAATTGCAACCTAAATCAAAGTTTAAATATGGTTTATTAAGAGGTTACTTGAAGCACGATATATCTATTTTAGGAATATACGACAAAGACGAAGTGTTTGCAGGTACTGATAAATTATCAATGGCAGTACAAAAAGATTTTGATACTTACAAAGACTTAAATCTAAAACATCTATTGTTTGAAGGTGATAGGCTTTTCACCGAGAATAATCTGATAAATCTAATTAATACTTATGACACGAGGATTGTAATTTTGCAGAATAATGAAGAAGAAATAGCAGCTAGACATAAACAACGTGGAGACAATCAGTCTGAAAAATTCAAGAAATCAAGAGAAACTAAGATAAAAAACATCATAAAATCTGAACCTCTGTTCAATTTTATAGAGTTTCACACACTTAGCCACATAGAAAACTCCAGAGCATTAGCAAAAGAACTATCTAAACATATACAAAGCTAATCTTGTATAAGAATTGTATGTATATCAGCTATGGTATTCCGCAATATATCTATTTCTGACTCACACCAACCAACTTGTATATAGTTATGGTCAATCCATACGATATATAAAAGTAGAATTATAATCGTTGTGCTGTATATATTAGTCATTCCAGTTATCATCCCAATTATCAGGTAGTTTTTCATAAGGTTGAAAATCTCTAGTGCGGAAATTATATTGGAATTTTGCTTCACCAATTTTCCCATACAAATCTTGTTCCCTTATCTTTCTAGTTATAACACTCGTCGTATTATTGTCAAAATCTCTATGTACTGTTAATACTGCATCAGCCTGATTGTGCCAATGAGCCGCACCGCTAATATCATAAGCAGTAGGTGGTAAATAGCCGCCATCATTACCTTTAGGCAATTTGGTAGGGTGTGCAACTACCCATGTGGTTATTTCATATATTCTAGAGAATCTCTTACAAAGTGATATAAAATCCCTTATATGCTCATCTTCTCTAGCATTACCTGTTCTTTTTGCATCAACTTCATTGTATGGGTCTATTATCAAGCCATTGATACCATATTTGAATACACTAGACTTTGCTATATTCAGTATTGTGTCTATATTTGGCACACTATCTCGTGTTTCAATAAAGTAAAAGTGTTCTTGCATAAATGCTAATGCTTTATTTAATTCTTCCTTATCCATTCTATTGTCAAAGCCTTCATCAAAACCTTTTTGCAAATACATTTGTGTTAATCTTCTTATATGCATTGAAGTAGAATGTTCAGGACTAAACATTGCAAATTTCCAACCATGATTTATAGCAAGTTTGAGCAATATTTGGTCAAGGAAAATTGATTTACCATGATTCGGTATACCTGTGATTGTGTGAAAAGTGCCTGTCATTATTTTGTAAATATCATCAAGACCTTTCATGCCTATTTCTATAGGTTTTTCATAATTACCATCATATAAATCTTGTATCTGTGAATAATAGTCATTTGCTGTATATAAACCATCAATCGGATATGGTATTGCTTCGTCAATCACTTTCTTTAGTTCTAGTGCACCTAATTTAGCCAAAACATCATTAGCATCTTTGCAACCTTCTGGAACTTTTACATACCAACATACGTCTTTACCAAACCTATGTAATAACTCTTTGTGCAATGCTTTACCTGCTTGGTCAACATCTGTAAACAATATGATTTTCTTTGCTTCTAAAGGGCAATTTTCTAAAGCCTTATACCTAGCATCATTTTTCTCATATTTCGCTTCCTTTGGTGCTCCATTTGGCAAGGTAGTGGCTTCAAAACCTACTTCTGAACAACTTAATACGTCCATTTCACCTTCTACAAATACTACTGTTTCTTTTTTAGCAACATTTTTGTAGTTATAGAGTATTTGTTTTGCTCCTTGTGATTGTCTGAAACCCTTTTGTTCTGTCCTATATTTTATGTTTTCTAATACATCATCAGCACCGAAATACTGAAAACCATACCAACCTTTTTCTTCAAATATCTGGAATTTGTCTACTGTTGTTCTTGTAAGACCACGTTTGGCAAAATACTGATACATTTTTTCTGTAGTGCTTATTTGTGGTGTTTTGGGTTTTATGTAAACAGGTTTTTTTGGAATATAAACCGAAGAAGAATTATTATAGTAAGAACCTTTCCAATCACAATGATGACAAAACCAAACTGTGCCTTCATCATTAATGGTTACTGATAAAGGGTTATCGCTCATTTTGTGTGGCGGCTGACATTGAGGACACTTAACTTTTTGTGTGCCATGCTCAAACTTTTTTAACTTGATACCATGTTCTTCTGGTCTTTTATTCTTTTCTTCCATCGTTACTCCTATCCTGCAAGGTTGTTTTTAGTTTTAATTTCTTTCGGTTTGATGATGTAACCATGTTCGTCAGTTTCAAACCAATCCATCCATCTTTCTTGATTTAACCACGTAGACAAGTGTGGAATAAATTTTTCATCTGTACCCATATTTTGTTCTGCAAATCGTTGTGCACCATACAATATCTTTTTGTAATGTTTTTCGTCATATTTACAGAAAATCTTATTAGCCATTTTCTTACCAATTTTTCTTGGATAGACTGACCACAAAATTGCAAAATCTTCGTTAATATATTCTTTTGTATTATCTTTAGTATTGGAGGGTTGTGTGACCCTGTCCTTCTTGGTTTCTACACCTGCAGGGGTTTCTACACCCATAGCCATAGTTAAGTGATATCTGTTGCTAGTATTTCCACCATCATTAGTTTTTCTGTGTTCTATTTTTAACAATCCCATTTCTTCAAATTGTTTAATTGCTCTTTGCACACCTTTAGTATCTTTAAGACCTACTATATTGGCAAGGTGTCTGTATGATGGATAACAACTGTTATTTTCATCAGCATAATTTCCTAGTATTACTAAGATGAATTTTTTTGTTGGTGTTAAGCCGCTTATTTTAAGTGCTTGATTTAGGCATTCTATTGACATTTTATCTCCATTTCTCGTATGACTTTTCTATTTGTGATGTACGATACACTTTAACCTTGTTAAGTTCCTCATCGTAAAATCTTAAGAATTTTTTAGTTGAATTAGTGTAGCCGCAAAATGTACCAAAAATAGTCGTGCGTTTTATTCTACATCTACAACCATGTGTTAGTTTTTCTTGGCTTGTATCATTTTCGTTCATTTTATGCTCCTCAATTTATTATTTGATTCTCTCTTATTTTATCTGAAAAGAAAACCCTTTTCGGAATATCATTTAAAATCCTTGTTTTTTATTACTTTACTTGAGTACTCTTTTGACCATATTAATTCACTACATTCCTTTCTATAGTCTGCACCTTTGATTCTGTAATTTGCGATTGTTATTGTTGGTTGGCTATATAAAAATGCATGTGGGTGTAACACAGCTACTCTTTTAATATGATTGATATGTATTTTGCCTTTATGACAAACAGTACCTAAAGCATCTAAACTTGTTTTCCAAAGGTCTTTGTATTGCTCGTAATTGTCTATAAAGAAATTAGTTCTGTCTGCCATATAATCTATGCCTTCATTGTAATCACTCATAAATTGCTTTATGTGTTTATTCAAATCGTTATCAAGCCTAGATACTTGCTCTAAGGCATCTTCATCTGGATATAAGTTTTTAGGACTGACATCAATTTCTAATACGACTGCTTTATCATCGTCATAGTTATTAGCATCATATTCACCATCAGGTATGCTTTCATCAGCTAAATGGTAAGTGCTATTGAAAGCAAAATAACAACCATAACAATTAGTCAGGTAGACCATTTCAGGATTACTTTTTAATGTGTGTTTCCAATTGCCATCACCCTTACGTGGAACAATAGATTTTGTTTTAATAATTTGTTGTAGATTTCTGTAAGACGTTCCGTGGTATAGTTTCATTTTATCTCCTTCAATTTAGTACGTTATGGATTCTGCCCTATATTTGCAAAAAAGAAAACCCTTTTCGGAATAAATAGTTATT